AAGATTATGAATACACTCGTGCTAATTTGTATTCTCTAATTGAAAAGGGACAAGAATCTCTTAATGGTATTCTAGAACTTGCAGGGGAGAGTGCGAGTCCAAGGGCATATGAAGTTGCAGGTCAGATAATTAAATCAGTAGCAGATACAACAGATAAGTTATTAGATTTGCAGAAGAAGGTTAAGGAAGTGGACGAAGATAAGAAACAAACAACAAATACAGTTACAAATAATGCTTTATTTGTAGGATCAACATCAGATCTTTCAAAGATGATAAAGCAACAGTTTCTAAATAGTAAAGATAAGACAAAGTAAATCGTGGATTTAGCACAAAGAAGACAACAACTTCGTTTAAAGCAAGTAGATGCTGTCAAAAAATTTAGACAGTCAAATACGTCTGTTTCTGCTGCTACACAAAAAAGAAAGGAAAGAGAAGAAATGAAAAAAGAAGTTAGAAAAGAAATTGAAAATGAAACTCAGAATGAATCAATTGATATTGAAAACTCTGATGGAAATTTGTATGCTAAAGTAATTGATATTTTAGGTCCAGCACATATGAGACCTGTTGTATCAAATGGTGTATGGAAAGGAACTGAGCAAATATCTGAAATGAATGGTCAAGAGGAAGAACCTCCGAAAGAAGATCCAGCAATAAAAGCAAAACAGAAGAGAGCAGACCAAATTAAAAAACAAGTATTGCTTAAAAAAATACAGGCAGTAAGGTCTGGTGCAGGAGAAAATATAATGGCATCATATGAACCATCAAACTGGAGAGCAGATAAAAATATGAGAATTAATAAATTGATGAATAGGTAAACATCATGTCTGATAATGTATATCTTGGTAATCCTAATTTAAAAAAAGCAAATACACCGATAGAATTCACTGAAGAGAATGTCATTGAATTTGTAAAGTGTAAGAATGATCCTGTTTATTTTGCAAGAAAATATATAAAAATCGTATCTCTTGATGAGGGACTCGTTCCTTTTAACATGTATGATTTTCAAGAAAAGTTAATTGATAGATTTCATAAGAATAGATTTAATATATGTAAAATGCCTCGACAGACGGGTAAATCTACAACCTGTATATCGTATCTTCTACATTACGCAGTCTTTAATGACAATGTTAATATCGCAGTTCTAGCAAACAAAGCATCAACTGCCCGTGATTTGTTGGGTAGATTACAACTTGCTTATGAAAATTTACCATCTTGGATGCAACAAGGTATCATATCTTGGAACAAAGGTTCATTAGAATTAGAAAACGGATCGAAAATATCAGCAAACTCTACATCATCATCTGCTGTTCGTGGTGGATCTTACAACGTCATATTCTTAGACGAGTTCGCATTCATACCAAATCATATTGCGGATGATTTCTTTGCATCTGTATATCCTACAATTACATCAGGACAAAGCACAAAGGTCATTATAGTTTCTACCCCTCGTGGTATGAATCATTTTTATCGATTGTGGCATGATGCCGAGAGAGGTAAGAATGAATATACACCAACAGATGTTCATTGGAGTGAAGTTCCTGGTAGAGATCAAGTATGGAAAGAGCAGACAATTGCAAACACATCAGAGGAACAATTTAAAATTGAGTTTGAATGTGAGTTTTTAGGTTCTGTTAATACCTTAATAAGTGCAGCAAAACTTCGAAATCTTGTATATGAAGAACCTTTGAAGAAAAATGCTGGTTTGGATATCTACGAAGAACCAATCAAAGAACATAATTATTTGATTACGGTTGACGTTGCTCGTGGTTTAGGTAATGATTATTCTGCGTTCATAGTTTTTGATATCACTAAGTTTCCATATAGAGCAGTCGCAAAATATCGAAACAATGAAATTAAACCAATGTTATTTCCAAACATCATATATGATGTAGCAAAAGGATATAATCAAGCATTTCTATTGGTGGAAGTAAATGATATTGGAGATCAAGTAGCAAGCATTCTTCAATATGATTTAGAGTATGATAATTTACTCATGGCATCAATGAGAGGTCGAAATGGTCAAATAGTTGGTCAAGGATTCTCTGGTAAAAAATCACAATTAGGTGTTCGTACGACTGCTGCTGTTAAAAAACTAGGTTGTTCAAATTTAAAAACACTATTAGAAGATGATAAAATATTAGTCAGTGACTATGATATTATTGCAGAGTTAACAACTTTTGCTCAGAAAGCAAACTCCTTTGAAGCAGAAGAGGGTTGTAATGATGACTTAGCAATGTGTCTTGTGATATTTGCGTGGTTAGTTGCACAAGATTATTTTAAAGAGATGACTGACAACGACGTAAGAAAGAGAATATATGAAGAACAAAAGAATCAAATTGAACAGGATATGGCACCTTTTGGATTTATTGCTGATGGATTAGATGATAATGTTTTTGTTGACAATGAGGGTGATCGATGGTATGCTGACGAGTATGGGGATCGATCCTATATGTGGGATTATAGATAATATGAAAGAAACTGAAAACATGATTACAGTCTACGAAGAACACATCAAAACTCTTGAAAAAGAAAATAGAAGTTTAAAAATGCAGGTTGATTTTCTTAAAGAACAGTTAGCATATAAAACATTTGGAAAACCAAATCTAAATGAAAAGAGTTAATGGAATTCGAAGACCAATTAAAACTTGGACACTTATTACTTAATGATAGAAAGTGTCGAGTTTGTGGTAAAGAGAAAAATTTAATCGAAGGATTTTACAGAACTAGAAAAGGAAGAGGTGCTACAGTATCATCATATTCATATGAATGTAAGGTATGCACTATCAAAAGAATTGTCGAAACTCGAAAGAAAAGAGCACCTTTTGTCGATTGGCAATATCCTGATTGGTAGTGTTCATGTAATGTTTCCCCAATCAAAAAGGTCATTTTAATAAATAATTTTAACATATTTCGAGATTCGGAGAGTACAAGATGCCAGTAAATTTAGCATCTCCTGGAATTGTAGTTAGAGAGGTTGATTTAACTATTGGTAGAGTTGACTCTGCCACAGACAAAACTGCTGCAATTGTAGCACCTTTTGAAAAAGGACCTGTTAATCTACCAATTGTAATTGAAAGCGAACAGGATTTGATTGATAATTTTGGTAAACCAAATAACACAGATAATCAAGTTGAGTACTGGATGGTAGCAGCATCCTACTTAGCATATGGTGGACAGATGAATGTGGTTAGAGCATCAGGTTCTAATTTAAACAACGCCACTGATGATGCTGGTAGTGTAGTTATCAACAGTGTAGATGACTATATTAACAAAGGATATGATGAAAACACTTTAGCAGGAACAGTAATTGCTGCAAGAAATCCTGGTTCATGGGCAAATGGATTAAAAGTTGCGATTATAGATTCTTTTGCTGATCAAGTTTTATCAGTAGGTAACACAGCTGGAATGTCAGTTGGATTTGGAGTTACCCAAACAGCATCTGGAACAGTACCAGGTTCTGGATCAACATCATCTCTTGATGGATTCTTCAAAGGTATCATTACTGACATAGGAACTGGAACAATTTCAGTCAAATTCTTATCACACACACCATCAGGTGGAACTGAAACTGAAATAGATTATTCAGCATCAGGTGTGTATAGATTTAATTCATCTAGCGATATCACTGCAGTTAATAACAGTGCTGTTGGAGTTGCAACTGTAGCAGTAAACAGTGTATCAGATTGGTTTGATTCTCAAACAATCACAACTACAAATGGTGCACCAATTAGTTGGAACCAGATCGCAGAAAGACCAGGAACGTCAGCATACGCAGCAGCAAGAAACTCAAGATTTGATGAGGTACATGTTGTTGTAATTGATGATGATGGAGACATAACTGGGAACGCAGGGACAATTCTTGAAAAGAATCTAAACCTATCAAAAGCAAAAGATGCTGAGTTTTCTGCTGGATCTACTTCATATTGGAGAAAGTTTTTACTTAATTCTTCAAACAATATTTTTGGATTAAGTGGTCCTGCAAATCCTGTTACAACAGCATTCTCAAGTGGATTTACAAAAGTTACTGATGAAGCATGGGATCAAAATACACAGAATATTAAATTTGCTGCAAACGGTAATATTGGATATTCTCTATCTGGTGGTGAAAATTATGACGGAACTACCGACATAACTGCTGGTGGTGCTCTAACAGCAAGTTTGGGAGATTTATCTTCTGGATATGGTTTGTTTGAAAATACTGATGAATTTGATATTGATTTCCTAATCATGGGATCAGGAGCAAAAACTAGAAATGAAACACAAGCACTAGCAAATAAATTAATTTCAGTTGCTGAAATTAGAAAAGATGCTGTAGCGTTCATATCACCAGACAAAACAACATTTATAACAGGTTCGACATTAAGGTCATCAGACGACATTACAAATAATGTTCTAGACTTTTTTGCTCCAATCACATCATCAACATATGCTGTATTTGATAGTGGATTCAAGTATATGTTTGATAGATTTGGAAATACCTTTAGGTATATTCCATTAAATGGAGATATCGCAGGAACATGTGCAAGAAATGACATCAACAATTTTCCATGGTTCTCACCAGCAGGAACAGCAAGAGGTGCTATTTTAAATGCAATTAAACTTGGATACAATCCAAGTCAAGCACAAAGAGATAAACTCTATACAAATAGAATTAATCCAGTAATCTTCTCACCTGGAGCAGGAATTGTCCTATTCGGTGATAAAACTGGATTTGGAAAAGCATCAGCATTTGATCGAATTAATGTTCGCAGATTGTTCATCTTTATAGAGAATGCAATTGAAGCAGCAGCAAAAGATCAATTATTTGAATTCAACGATGAGATCACAAGGACTAACTTTGTGAATATTGTTGAACCTTTCTTACGCGATGTTCAAGCAAAGAGAGGTATTCAAGACTTCAGAGTTGTTTGTGATGAGACAAATAACACTGCTGCTGTTATAGATAATAATGAATTTATAGCAGACATCTTTAT